AGTGATCCAAATGGGCGCTATAAGCTATATGTACCTCAGGATATGGCTTATACCATAATCTCAAAAGATCCAAACCGAAAATTTAACGCAGTCATTCAAGACAACGTGGTGCCAAAATGAGTCAAACATCAATCAATGCTCGGCTTGCCATGATTCAAGCCTTTTCAGAATTTATGGATAGCGGTAGCCAAAGTGCTACCGTTATTTTTTATGAAGGTGTGCAGCCTGCTAATACGTCAGTTGCAGCAGATTCCAATAATGCTTTAGTCACTTTGGTATTTCCTGAACCCTGCATTAAAGAAACCACGCCTACTTATGTTGAATTGCACCCCACTGATACAGGATCAGTTATTAAGACTGGCACAGCTACATGGGCGCGTATTTTTAACGGTGCGGGCGAGGTGGCAGCAGATCTAACTGTGGGTACTGACATTAGCTTGGCTAATACCAATTTAGTCGTGGGCGGCACACTGTTTATCCAGTCCATCAAATTAAGACCTTAACTTTAAAAGGGTGCTCATGTGGATTTTAAAAATAAGCTCGGCACCGTTGATGCTCACAATCTAAACTTAAACTTTAAACCTGAAAACACCGACAGCCACAACATCATTCTCAATTTTGAGCACCTGGCCGATGGCTCGACCAATCTTAATTTTGGGGATGATGTTTCTGCGGTAATCGACACTGTTTTAGAAACTAATATTGGTTTTGAAGTCACTGCAATTTATGCAGACAGTGGTGTAAATACTGCAGTCATCGACACAGTACTGGATACTGAGTTTGGTTTTGAAGTTGTCGCAGTCTTTAAAGAAAATACTGATGTTGTTGGGCAGATTGATACTGTTCTGGACACCAGTTTTAGCTTTGAGATTGTTGCTGAATTCACTGAAAACCTGTGCACCATTGATACGGTATTAGATACAGCCTTCCAATTTGAAATTGAGGCGGTATTCGATATTAATCATATTGTCGGGGTGTCTTATGCGTTTGATGCCAGTTATCAAAAGGCAATCGCCGCTTTAAGTGTCGCAGCAATACCGTGGGCAAAACCAATATTAAGAGTCTCAAATGAGGCTCTTTTTTATGACCAAGGTTTAGTGCTCAGTCAGCAAGCTATGGCGGGGTTTGATCGCTCTGATTCACTTGCGCAAGCAGTCAGAATTGAACATGAGAAAGCCACAGGTCTGCAGGCTGATGCGTATTTAGTTTGGCAAATAGGTGACAAGCGATTCATTCACCAGAGCTACTTATCTGATGAAACGCTGAAACTGCGTATCAATCGCATTACTGACTGGCACGAAATGATTCGTAAGCGTCGCACGGTCACGTATTCGCATGAAGTGGCACACGTCTTTGAAAAACATTTCACATTTGAATGGGACAAAGGTTTAGAGATTGTCACGACTGATGATTTGGCTTGGGAAAAAGCCAAGGCGATTCATTATCGTAAGCATCCGATTCAACCATGGCCACAACCTGAACTACCGCAATATGAAGGCACAGGTGATTTAAATTTTATCTGCTTATGTCATGAAGTTGATGCGCATAACGTCATTTTAAACTTTGGCGTCGATGACTGTATTCCCGCAATTCCGAATCAAAACTGGTGGTATATCTTGAATAGTTTATCTGTGACACGGCTTGATAATGATGCAGAAATTTTAGTGTATGACGGTAACTATCGTTCAGATCGCAGTAGTTGGGCGTGGTCGTATAGCTTAACTGTGCCGCATACTGAAATTTCAAAGCTAGAGCCAATCAATGGACAGCCTGTAATTTTAAAGATTTTGGTCAATGGGCATGAGCATCACATGCTGCTTGAGAACCGCACACGTTCACGAAATTTCGGAAATATTACTTATACACTCACAGGTCGCAGTCAGACCGCTTTACTTGATGCACCGTATGCACCTTTACGCTCGTTTTTACAAGAGAATGAGCGCACATCGGTACAACTTGCTCAAGCTGAATTGGATCGTGTTTTTAGCGATACCGTGCTGAATTGGCAATTGATTGATGACTTGGGCTGGATCGTAGCAAACAACAGTTTAAGTTATTCTAATCTTGCGCCAATCGCTGCCATCAAACTGATTGCAGAAAGTGGCGGTGGTTTTATTTATAGCGAAAAAGGTAGCAATACGCTTTCAATCAAGCCGCTTTATAAAAAAACCTTTTGGGATACGTTCACAGTTGATGATTATGACAGATTGGTACCTGAGTCATTGGTAACGAGTCAGTCCACAGATTATGAGCTTTACCCTGATTACAACGGCATCACACTGACAAACGATAGAACAGGCAAGCAAGGGCAGGTCAAACGAACAGGCACAGCTGCAGACGTGCTATTGCCACCTGAAAATAATCCTCTGTTTGATGTGGTGAGCATGAGCGCATTCGGTAAAGCCAAATTAGCCAAGGCAGGCATGGTGGAAACACACACATTAACTATGCCAATTTCTACAGAAGTCGGGGAATGTGCACCAGGTGAAGTTCTTGCATTTAACGCCCAGTGGTGGGGCATTATTGAAAGTGTCAGCGTGTCATTCAGCCATGCCAAAGTGAGCCAAACCATCAAAGTGGAGCGTGTGAATCGTGAGTAATGCACTGCAGCGGTTGATTGATTTAATGCCTAAAGCGCCTGAATTTGTGGGCGAAATCACACATGAAAATCATCCGAATTATAAAGTTTTGGTTGTAGATGGGTCGGGCTTGGTGATGTGTACCAGTACGACCCGTTACAACGTCGGTTCAACGGTTTTTATTTCAGATGGGGAGATTAAACGCTTGGCAGCAAGCGGCGATGTAGTACAGATTGAAGTGTAAAAATTTAAATTGAAGCAAGCGCCCAAAAGGGCGTTTTTTTATTACCAAAATTTAGGGGGCACAATGTCCAATGATTATTCATCTGATCCACCAATAGCGACAGCAGGGCAGCTTCTTGCCATCTCTGACAAGATCAATGACATATCTAAAAGTATGGATAAGCTTGCGGAAATGCCCCAAAAGCTCGACCGCATGAATATGCAGCTGGAGCAGTTAAACAAGGATCATCAGCAGACCAGAAGCGATTTGTCACAGACCCGTGACAATCTGCAAGATGACTTGGATCGGGCTAAGTCAAACTTTAAAAGTGAGATTAAGCAGCTCAGAAATGAGATTGATCCGAAGTTTAAAGAGGTGGACTCACAGATCAGGGTGCTACATGAAAGCAAAACCAAGATCGACAGCATTACTAATCTTGTGCGCTTTGGCGGTATTTTCTTAGCTGGCTTATTCGTTGTCGCTTGGAATACCCAGACGAGCAAGACAGACACGGTAAACACTCAGGCAATGACCAACACCCAGAGCATTCAGGTCCTTGAAAAACAGTCTGATCAACTTTTGAGAACGGTTGAAGAAATCCGCAACAAACTTTATGAACGAAATATGAGAGAGGAAAAATGAAATTCATTCCCGAAAATGTCTTGAAATATTTATCTGTAAAGCTCCCAATTATCGGAGCTTTTTTATTGGGCGTGCTTCCTGTTTTAATTCAAGAGGGCATCAATACACAACTCATTCCGACTGAATACCATGCTATTTTGCTTTCAGTTGTATTGCCTGCATTGGCGTACATTGGCCGTAAGATTGCACAGCCTAAAGTTAAGGGTAGCCCATAATGAAACACATATTTGATTTCCTGCGAAAGATCAGTGGTGGCAAACTCACCCAAAAGCAGGTTGATGCTGCAGATAAGTTAATTGCAACCGCCTATGATGACCTGAATGATATGCTGGGTATCGCCACAGATGAAATGCACATCAGCCCAAGTGGGATAGACCTGATCTGTAATTTTGAAGGTAAGAGACTTACTGCCTATGACGATGGAGTGGGAGTGTGGACGATTGGTTTCGGTACCACAGTTTATCCGAACGGCATTAAAGTTATGAAAGGTGATACCTGCACGGAAGCACAAGCTAAGACATACATGGCACATGATTTAAAGAAGTTTGAAGCTACTGTAAATAAGGCAGTCACAGTGCAACTTAATCAAAATCAGTTTGATGCACTGGTATCACTTGCCTACAACATTGGGACTAATGCATTTAGCAAATCGACGTTGGTTAAAAAGTTGAATGCCAATGATATTCGTGGTGCTGCAGATCAGTTTGATGTATGGGTGAATGCAGGCGGTAAACGTATGCAAGGGCTTGTGAATCGACGTGCTAAAGAAAAGGCTTTGTTTCTATCATGATCAAAGCATTATTGCTGTGCATCCTCCTATCAGGTTGCACAGCTCATTCGATCTCGACAAAAGTTCACGTTACGGTATGCGTGCAGTGTGTGAATTGATAGCCCTCACAAGGAGGGCTTTGTTATTCAACGTCGAACATTATCAAATTGCTATTCGATTCGCAGCATTCCTTCCCAGCTGAAATAATTCTGGGTTAAGTTTTGGCGTGACATTGCCCAGGCACGACCATGCATCTTACAAGGGCCAATGGCAATTTTCTTATCTCCGAATCTTGCTTTTACTTTTTCCAAGGCTTCTTGCAGCCTTTCACTTTTCTCTATTTGTGTACTATCAGATAGCAAGTCATATATGTATGTCGACTTCGGTTCGATAGCAGTCAAGATGACTCCGCATTTCTTAAACTCAATACCTTCTTGAAATAACTCATTTATTCTTTTCATTACCGCTCGATTCATCACTGCAGCAGAGTCGGTTGGCTCGGGAAAACCAATGCTAATCGACTTAGTGTAGAATGGTCTTTTGTTATCAAAAGGATTGGACTGAGCAAAGGCAATTACGCAACCGCAAAGCGACTCATCTTCTCTTAGCCGCTTAACAGCGTTCTGCAGGTAATCACTCATTGCTTCAGATAGAGATTCAATATCAGTCACACGCGCACCAAATGAGCGTGATGAAATGATCTGCTTTTTAGTTGCCGGTGCGGACTCAATCTCAATACAAGAAATGCCCTGTAGCTCCATGACAGTCCTCTGCATGACTACTGAGAATAGCTTTCGCATTTGATGCGGATTGGAAGTGGCTAAATCAAGAACAGTATTAATACCTAAGCCTTTTAACTTCTTACTATGCTGACGACCAACACCCCAAACCTCAGAAACATCAATTAGACTAAAAAAGTAATCTCTGTGTCGAGGATCCATATCTACAAGGTTACAGACACCGTTAAAACGCTTTGCTTTCTTTGCCATGTGATTTGCAATTTTAGCTTCTGTCTTAGATCGACCAATACCTACGCACACCGGCAATCCAATCCATTGCAAGATTCTCTGGCGCATATCTTGCGCATATTCAACCAAGTCATAATTTTTAGAATAGGCAGTAAGCCTCAAAAAGCACTCATCAATTGAATAAACCTCTTGTTCTCCCGGGCCCACAAAATCAGAAAGGATGGAGTGAAACCGTCGGCTCATCTCTGCATATAGAGCGTAGTTACTCGAAAGTACCTGAACATTATATTTTTCAACAATATCCCGGATCTGGAATAGGGGAACACCCATCTTGATGCCAAGATCTTTTGCTTCTTGCGAGCGCGCAACCGCACATCCATCATTGTTTGAGAGAACAATAACCGGAACATCTTTGAGCTTAGGGTTGAACAGGCGCTCACAGCTCACATAACAGTTATTTACATCAATGAGCGCGTATATTTCACTTGTATAACTCATCTGAATTTTTTGATTACATTTGTGACCACACCCCAGATTTCAAATTGCTGACCTTCCTGGGGGTGAATATCTGGGTAACCCTCATTCTCTGCCTTTAACCAGCATCCTTTCACATCAACAATGAGCCGCTTCACAGTAAACTCATTGTCTACACAGGCAATAACAATATCTCTATGCTGCGCCTCAATGCTTCTATCTACAATTAAAGCGTCATTAATATCAATCCCTGCATTCAGCATGGATAGAGAATTAGCACGTACGATAAATGTGGCATTGGCGTTATTGATTAGGAACTCATTAAGATCGAGCTTCTTATCAATATAATCTTGAGCAGGCGAGGGGAATCCAGCTTGAACGCGTTCGGTAGCCAAGGGGATTTCTATCTTTGTGACTGGGTCGAACTGACGGATATCAGTGATTTCATTTTCTTCTTTTAGAGATTTTAAGTATTCTTTGATATCAAGGATTTTTGATTCAGGCACTCGAATCACTTTCGTTTCTTCAGACTTTTTTCGACCGGCCCCAGCACGATAACCCCCATGAGTGTTGCTCATAAAATTACTACCTCTTGATTTTTGTTACAATAATCAAGATTCTAAAGATTTAGGGTGATTCACACAAATAAAAGAAATTCTTTAAAATCAATAAGACGTCAGAGGATGACGTTAAGATTTGAGTTTTCTGACAAACGGTAGGCATGTGGATTGACTTTTTATAGAGCCCTCTAAGTGAGGGCTTACACAACTCATTCAATTACGACGAATGTGAATGTGGGGGTTTGTGTGAAGGCTCTTTAAGGATGTCATCGCGGGGCAAAAGTGTAAGCAAAAGGAAGATTTTCTGTTCCTATATAAACATTAGGTAATTCTGAAATTTTATCGCATATAGTTGTATTGCTTTTATTGTCTTCGATCCACCTCTCTACAGCACCTATCATGTTCTGGCAAAAATTATCCACATCCAATGTTACCTTGTGATCGTTTCGAGAAACCTTAGATATCAATGTACCTTTCATAAAACTAACAGAGGGCGCAGCTCTCTCAATTCCCTGAAGAATTCGCTGATGACTTGTTAAATTTGTGCCTTGATGCAAAAAAGAACATCGTGCTGCATAGCACTCTTTGGCACTAAAAAGAACTTTTTCCTCACTCCATTCATCAGCAGGAATAGTATATTTCTGAGATAAATACCTATTAAACCAATCGCAATATTTATCTCCATTTGTTTTATTGTTTTGAGCCTCTATTGAGGAACAGATATCGGGTAAAGTAAGGGCCATAGCAATAGCTCCAAAATAGTTATTGGTGACCAAAGAAAGCCTTATTGAATCTAGATACTGTTGCATATTCACACTCTTATCAAAGTCATATTGAAATCACTGTTCAACATCAAAGCCCACCCCGGCTCCCTCCTAAAAATCTCTCCATTCTTAATCGTGTGCTCTATGTAAAAATAGACCCATGTTTTCATTGTTATTTTCCACTATCAATCGAGTCTGTTTGCAATCTCGCTTGCAGTTGCATTGTAATAAATCATAAGACTTCTTAAGTCTTTGTGACCAATCATTCTCGCTAAGTCTAAAACTTCGAGCTTTCTTGCAAGTCTGGTGCATGCCTCATGTCGTGAGTCATGAAAGTGCAAATCTTCAATTTCACACTTATCTCGCAACTTTCTCCAAAGTGTATCAAAGCTTGAGTCTTTCACGGTGAACACATGATGGCTCCCAATGCCACGCATGAGTTCAAGCAATTCAACTGCGCGTCTCGATAGCGGCACATGGCGCTTAGTTCCGTTCTTTGTCTCATTCAGTGTGACATATCTATCTTTCAAGAAAACTCGATCCCAAGTCAGTCCGCGTATTTCACCAGCTCGCATGGCGGTCTCAAGCGCAAGCAAGAAAGCAATCATAATCTGTTGAGTGATGTTCTCCGGCGGCTGATTATAAAACTCTGCGGCCAAACAAAGACTGTAAATTTCATCTTCCGAAACGCGTCTGTCTCGATGCGCTGGCGGTGGTGGCATCTTTAAGTCACTCATTGGTGAGTCATAAATCCATTTCCACTCTGTGCGCGCAACAGTGAATAGCGCAGACAGAATATTTCCCTCACGTCTAACCGATGCTGGCTTAATCGTCTTAAGTCTGGTATCTCGCCAAACAACAAAGTCATCCGTTGTGAGCTTGGCAATGTGCTTTTTGCATATTTTTGGAAAGTTTTTCTGAAACGCTCTGAATCGTTTAATCTCAGAATCACATCCCTTGTGCTTCGGACACACCTCAGCTATATATCTCTCAATTGCACAATTTAATGTATAATCAGGAAGCTTTCCGCGTGATAACTCTCTTAATTCAGTTTCACGTTTAGATGCCCACGCGCGAGCTTGAGTCTTAGTGTCGAATGTCGCACTTTCCCGAGTACCATTCACACTAATCTCAGCCCGCCAAGCATTGCCCCTTTGTCTGAAAGTGGCCATAGTTTTCTCTCTAAATCAGGCTGGCGTAATTTTGGCGTAATTCATTTAGAAGGAATAATAAGGAATAATGAGAAAAGATGTAACTAGCAGCCACCAAGAAGCCAACTAAACCGATAATAATAAAGAAAAAATTAGATAAAATGAGAAAACAGGACAAAACGCGAAATTTGCAAAAATGCCCGCCGGGCGCACCAAATTCTAATCAATAAAAAACTATAAAAATTACCAAGATTCAATCATTTAAAATTCTTTACTTCAGTTTTGAACCAAAATCCTTTCCATAATCTGGCTTGAATAACGAATGCTGAACCATCATCGTAGGACAGTGCTTATTGGTCTGCCTTTCTATATTTGGTTAAAAAGTAGTCATTGAACTGCATTTTCTTTGCATTTTTTATCTTTATTTTGATTAAAGAATCATCATTTCTAGATTTTTATCGCCTCATCACCGGTAAAACAGAAACATCCGTTTTAAGCTTTAAACAGGACAGAAAGGCTGAATAAAAAACCTGTTTAATCAGAAAAAATCTCATCGTTGTAACAGAGCTGTTCAGTGAAATATAGAAGCACCTAAATTTAAATAATCTATATGATTTTAAAATATTTTTTCTTTATATGACTGACGTTGAGATGGCATATCAAAAATAAGCATAACTGTCGGATGAATTCGCCATAGCCGGAAGCGGTTTTTCAGCCTATAAATGTCGCAGGGTAAATTACTAAAACACCATAAGAGTCAGAACAATGGGTTATATCGTTAAATTAATTCCTGAAGAAGTCTATTTTGTGCCGAATGATCATGAAATTGGCATGACAGAATCGCGTGAAAAAGCAATTGCAGAGGGTCTGTTTTTTGAATATGCCAATGCGCGGGCAAAAGTCAGGCTGTTTAATAAAGACCTGGTTGAAAATATTGATTACATCATTGAATCGGCCAGCGAAGACCCGGTGCAACTTAAGTAAAGCTAGATATGATCCAAGAAAAATAGTCACAGAAAAAGGACACTAAATTGAGCGTCCTTTTGATGAATAGGGGGATCAATGAGTCGTATCTAGCTTATTCATTATGGATGATTTGGTTCCTGATACACAATCAGGGCCGTTAAAATAGGAACTGCGAAGGCTGGAATTAACAGTATAATCCAGTACTCGACGCTTGGCATGTTGCTCAAGAATTGATACACGATAAAACCTAGACCTAAAACTGCAAACAGGCAGAATGCAAACAGAATAATAAATTTTTGCAT